CTTGGCAGCTCATTTTCAGTTGTTTTTCTCTGTGTGCCCTTGTCAAGCGATGTTTTGATTGTCGGATACGCCATCTTGAAGTCACCTGATATGGTATATACATATGTAATGAAACATCATGAGTCATCTGAATTCTGGTTTGGTTTCTATAAGAACTATAATCTTGTTGTTCATCTTTTGATGTTGGCTTACGGATTCAGATGGGTTTGGGGTGCAATTCGTGTTTTAAAGGGCAATCCGGATGCTCTCACAGATGAAGAGTCTCAACGGTTGTATAAAGCAAGTAGAATAAACGCTGAAAAAGACGAAGCCTATTGGAATGGCTATTGGGATGGTTTCATAGGCTGATGCCATAAAAGAAGCGGGAAGCCAGCCATTTTGGACATGAAAGGATTTACGCTGCGATTAGCATCAAACCATTTGAGCCACTACCCATGTTGGGGGTAGTGGCTCTTTTTTGTTGCTCAAAAACCAGTTGCCAATGTGTGCGAACTGACTAAAATTGTAGATGTACGATAGATAACATCTACTATGGCACTACCTGTGCTCGTACATTTTTCATAATTTCGCTTAAAAGGCGGACTTCCTGCTTTTATGGAGCCCGCCTTTTTTGTATGAACCAAAAGGAGCGTAATGTAATGTTCAAAATTCACGATGACAAAGTCTACTTCGTTGCCGAAACCCCTGACATCAACAAAGTTATCGAAATCTTCCTACCTAAGGATGACCGTGGCACCATTATGGATTCACACGAAATCCGTGTGGACCTGTGCCGTGCCGTCATTCACATGGAGAAGAAGGGTGTCCGTGTCTTGAAGGTCCGCAACATTGAGGATACCAACAAGGCAAGCATCGACATCTGGCACATGCCGGAGTATCAGGAGGCTGCAGAGTCTCCCGTAAGCGATGTGGTCAATGCCTGCATCGAGTCCTGCTTTGATTCCGGTGCAATGTTCAATCTGCCATGCAAAGTCAACCGCAAAACCCATGAAGTTTTTGCTGTCGAATGCTGCGCAAGCCCCGATGATGATGACTCGTTCAGCCATGCAGATGTTGAAATTGACGGGCAGTCTTACCCGCTCAATTTTGTCTCTGACATCATGGACGAAAACGATGTCGACGACGCATTGGATGAGTTCTACCGAATCCAGCAGACCGGCGAATATTGGGAAGCGCACGACGGCAAATCGCTCACGGACGCTATCCATGAATGCCGCTGGGCTATCCTGAAGGATGCCATCCAGAAGCGCGGGCATGAGGCTGTTGCTGATTTTGTCGGGACCGACATTTCCAGCGATACTTACGACCGCGTGATGGATGAAACCGAAGCCCAGATGCCGGACGAAGAGTTCGAACGCTTCTGGGAAAAGTACATCTGACAAAAACATCTCATATGATAGAAAGGAAGTATACCGCTATGGCTATCAACAATGTAAACGAATTTCTCCGCAAGACCTTTTCCGAAACCATTTTCGGCACCCCTGCGCTCCGGCCGATTGCAGTCTGTGCAGACGGCTTCAACCTGTCGATTCAGGCAAGCAGCATGCACTACTGCATACCGAACGAAGACCTGTCGGACGGCAATTACTCTAAGGTCGAACTCAGCTACTTGTCTGAGGAGGTCGAAGAGTTTCTGCCGTTTGCTGAAGACGACGAGGCACCGCTGGCTACGGTCTACGGGTATGTGCCCGTAGAAACCGTAGACGCGGTTCTGGCCAAGCACGGTGGTATCGTCAACGCGTGAGGGGAGGGAACTTACGATGGAAGTATTCACTATCGTCGCCAATGAGGTCATTGGCTTATCCGCAACGGAATGCACACTGATTCAGTTTAGCTACAATCCGGAACAAATCCATGACCCGGAAAACGTCCTGCGCAGTGCTGTCAAGGACTATCTCAAGACGGATGAAGGCAAACGACAGCTGGAAATCAACTGTGGTTGCTGGAACTGGGGCGATGTCGATGACATTCCCGGCTCGTTCTTCTTGAACTATGGTCTGACTAAAATCGCTCCGCCGGATGTGAATGTTGTCGTCGACCGCAACGAGAACTTCATGGACAACTACGAGGATTGCGAGGAAGAATAACAGAAAGGGCATGAAAAAATGCGTATTTATAGCGCAAACAACGTATTCATAGAAGTTACGCGTCGATGCAATATGTGCTGTGCGCACTGCCTGCGCGGAGATGCCGAAAGCATCGATATTCAGGAGAAGTACATCGATGCTTTTCTCGACAACTTTGAGAAGGGAGCTTATATCAGCTCTCTTACCTTTACCGGTGGGGAAATCTCTCTGAATATACCGGCAATTCGATACACCTTGAAAGCTGTCAAAGAGCGCGGTATCGCCGTTGGAAGCTTTTACATGGTCACTAACGGAAAAGCCATCGATAAGATGGCTGACCTTGCTATGGCGAGTCTGGAATGGTGGACCTACTGCGATGAAAAAGATGACGATATGTGCAGTCTTTGCATCAGCAGTGATAACTTTCACGAAGCAATCCCATATGAAAGTAAAAGTATCCTTAGTGGCTTGAAATATAACCGTGACGATAAGGTAACGGACTTTCATCGGGCTTATTTACTGAACGAAGGACGTGCTAAGAATCTCGATTCGAATGTCTATAAGAAACGTGAACCTTATGTAGACAAGCTCGAATACGAATTCAACAAAACCGGCGATATCGACTTTTACAGCGGCGAGCTGTACTTGAACGCCATCGGTGATATCGTTTCCGGCTGCGATTGGTCCTACAAGTCGCAGAAGAAATATCGTTTTGGCAATGTAATGAACAAAAACTGGCTGGAGAACATTACCAACAGTGAGTTGTGCATTGCAAGCTAAATCATATCACTTATACATTGCCACCGTTTTCCTACAGAAACGGTGGCTTTTTTAAAAAAGGAGGCCGCAAATGGCTGAAACAAAAGACATGTTTGAACAAATCAGCGCCATCTTAACCGATAAGAAAGATAAGCCGTTTTCCTATGAGGAGCTTGCAGCAATGCTCAAAACTGACCCTGATACCCTCAAAACCTTTGATGAGGTCTATAAGACGCAGGTTCTTGAAAGTGGAGAGCTGCATGAAAATATGCTCCAGTGGGATACAGCTACAGTCAAAGCAATTCTCGACAAAAAGGTCTACTTCCCACCGGAACTCAATTCGCTCATTGACCGCATCGTCACAGAACTGGTGCTTGAAACGCGTCTGTACATCTACAACGCGGAACGCGGCGGCTATTATGTGACATACTCTGCCAACCGTGACTTTATGACGGAAGTCACAAACGAGGAGCTGAAACACTACCCCGAAGAACTCCGTCCGCAGCTCACCGGAAAGTTGATGAAGATTGACATTTCTGAGCCGTCGTACAAGGAACTGCTTCGAAACTACGCAGGCTACAAGAATGCGAAAAACGACAGCACAAAAATGTTCTGCTACAACATGTTCCGTCAAGGTCTTGACATCCTCGACCTTGATGACTTCACTTATCAGATGCTTGAGATGAACCCCAACTCTATGGGCTTCTGGTTCCCTCCTCTGGTAGAAGGGTTGTACGGCAACGCATTCTTCAAGGTTCCGGACACGAAAATTCTTCGCGTACCTATCACCATGCTGCAGCTTACCCGCCTTGGTTTCGAGACGTTGAATCCTGTTACAAAGGAAATCGTGAACCGTTATTGCCAGAAAGTCTTCCATCTTGATGAATACGAAGACTATTTTATCAAAACGGGCACGTATTCTTCCAAATACGAATTCCGCAACGCTCATATCCATAACCCGAAGGAAATCAATGAGATGGGCGAGTATTTCTTGTTCTTGAATCATCTGACATGCTTGATGGCAGGCTCCCTAAACAGTCGTTGCTGCTATGGCGCTAATACTACAAATGAGTGGGTCGTCAGAGAGTATATCAAGGATAAAGAGAACAATCCTACCATTTACAACGGTTTGCCGCTGCACACTGAATATCGCGTATTTGTGGATTTTGATACAAAGGAAATTCTTGGCGCAAGTCCTTATTGGCGCAGCGATGTTATGAAGAACGAATTCAAAGAAGTCAGCAGCCCACAGAAACGCCATGATTATGTTGTCTACAAGATGCATGAAGACATTCTGAACCAGCGTTACCACGAAAGCATTCAAACTATTCTGGCTGAGCTGAAGAAGGTTATTCCTCGCATTGAGTTGACAGGGCAGTGGAGTGTCGATGTAATGCGCAACGGCAATGATTACTACATCATTGATATGGCGCTTGCTGAGAACTCTGCTCTGAATGACTGCGTGCCGAGTAACCGTCTTCGTGCTTATCCGCAGCAGTGGCTGCCTGTGGCTCCGAATACCGAAACCTAAAAAGGGAGAACCATCATGAATACCATTTCACCCGTCTTCATCCATCAGCCGGATAGCTGTCACGGATGGGGCATTGAGTTCAATAAAGAGCGACCGTTTTGGGAGGCAGATGCCACCGCATTTGTCCGCGCCATGTACGATGAGATGCAGAGCCATGACAAGAGCTTTAGCTGGTTTCATCAGTGTGGCAGCGGGCAAGAACAGAATGGAAACTACTACGGTTACCAATTTTTCGAGGTTTGTTCTAAGACTGAGGAAAGCGATGCGAAGCGCATGGCTGAAATCATTGCCGAAAAGATTGGCACGAATGTTGTTTAATAAAGGAGCGTTAATTCATCATGGATACGCTTTCACCTAAAATCACATTGTTTGGTAAAACGATGAACATCAAGGAGTTTCTTACTCTCCTGTACGCAGAAGCCAAAACTTCGGGATACGACTCAAATACCGGGAACGTTTGGTGCCTTGCTTATCAACGCAATGTGTCCGCGCCGGGAATCCAGATGGACCAGTTGACGGAAGAACAGCGGCTGTATGTGTATGCCACAACGTTCTTTTCTTTTCTTTCTATTGGGAATAAAAAGAACACTCCTAGAGATTTCATCGTTAAAACGCAGGAATATGAGCGTGAATTTTGGCTGAGCGACAACATCAACAACCAAAAAGCCATTCTTCCGGACAAGAATATGTGGCGTAATTTCAAGGATATTTACTTTTACATTTCGACCGACTATGACACAGGCAACGATGGTGTTCCGTTTGCAGACCTTCTGCCGGAAGAACGCATCAATGCCGCCGCCTATTATGTGGAGGAACACCTCGAAGACTGGACGACCTTGCTTAGCTTCACTGTTCCTTACGCCCGGTACACGGATGTCCCCAACGCAAAATAAATCTCATCTTACTGGAGCCGCCTTCGGGTGGCTCCTTTTTCTTTTGTCAAAAATTGCGACCGGATGTATAATTGGAAAAAAGCGGAGGTGCAGTATGAGCATATACGGATAGCGGGGCAGAAATGCCAGAACCAAAACATCAAGAAGATACCAACCACATCTGAGGTGCCAGTTCAGGCACTTGTTGTCGAGTATACGATGCAACAGATTACAACATACAGCAATAATTGCATTTTGTTGCGAATTGCGTAAAATATAGGATGCAAATAAAAAGTGAGGTGAAGGAAAGGTTGTCGCAAATCAGAATTATCGCTCCCTATGGGGACAATTTCAGTGTCAGAGAATTTGTGGAATGGGAGTATAACGGCGGGAAAGAAGATTTTGAGCCCGATATGCACTGTAAATCATGGAATACATTGCCCATCGACGGAAAGCTTGGCCACATTGCTTGCAGTCTTTTTGGAGACCTCGCTAGTTTTGGCAGTTATAGCTGCCGTATTGGTGTCTCAGATGGGCATTCAACCTACTACTTCTTCTTTACTCAAGAAGGAAAGGACGAGGAGATTCTCCTCAGCCTTGCCGCTTTTGTAAATGTAATCTACACAAGTGCCGAAGAAACATGCAAACAGGGAACAGGGCTTACTTTTGCAGACTTACCTCTTGCGCAGAGACTTGATGTAATTGCAAAATATATCGAAAACAACTTTGAAGCATGTGTCGCAATGCTCGCCAATGTTCCTTATATGCAATGGACTTAATATTTTTTGCCATTTAGTGTTGCACATTTGTGCGAATTGAATAGAATTAAGAATGTAAACCAAAAAGTGCATCGGAGCGGTCAAACGCCGCTTTGTGCTATAAATTCCTCCCCCAAAAGGAGCAGGTTCGTAAGGAGCCTGCTCCTTTCTTTTTGGCAAAAAAGGAGAACCCATGAATCGAGAAAATGTTGCAAAACGTAATGCCAGTATCGTGCGGGATATACGCAATGGCATGCGGATTCGTGATGTAATGAAAAAGTATGATGTATCTCGCTACACATGCTACCGCACCATGCAAAGCGTAAATCGAAAAGAGAGACAAGCAAATTACAGTGACTGGAAAGCCAAGCGTGATGAAGAAATCGTCAATCGTTATGCCGATGGCGTCCCAGCAGAACAACTTGCTAAAGAGTATGGCGTTCACCGAGCCACAATATACCATATTCTTTCTGAGCACAACAAAGACTATCTGCGACAACGTGATGCCAAAAGACCGAACGCCACTCAATTGGCTCGTGAAGCACGGCAGCAAACATTTATCGAAGCTGTAAAAGCTGACCCGAATCGCTCAGTTATGAGCATTTGTGAAGAGTTTGGCTACTGTTCTTCTCACGGCTTTGCTCTTATCCATAAAGCCGGAATCTACCGTGGCCGAGGACGCAAAAAAGGAGCGAGCAACCATGACGAGGCTTGAGAAAATCCAGCGCCTGAACGCAATTGCAGCAGATTATGAGAAAGGCATGTCTCTGCCTGCCCTGGCAGAGAAGTACGGTGTCTGCGTACGGACCTGCTACCGTGCTATTGATAAAGATGCTGTAAAGGAGCGCACAACCGCTCTGAACAAAGAGACTATGCTGGATGCCAAAATCTTGAATGACTATGCCGCCAATATGTCTGTATCAGATATTGCAGCAAAAAATAGAACCACTCCGACTCGCTGCTATCGGATTGCAAAAGAAGCGGGGCTTTGTAGCTTGGAACAGGGACGGAATCGGCGGTCATCACGCCTTACGGAGCGCAATAAGGAAATCTATGCCAAACGAAAAGCCGGTGTCTCGGTCAAAGAGTTGGCAAAGGAATACCAGTTGAAGGTTCCGACTGTCTACTGTATTCTCGAACATATAGAATGGGGTGGCAAGCCATGAAAATTCGGCTGATTTTGTGCGCCGTGCTGACTTTCGCACTCACTGCTTGCTATCCCGTTAGCACGCTTCCTGCAGATGTTCCTGTCGGCTCAGCAAAAAGTGTCGTAGAAAAAGAATCGGAAAAATCTCCGGAAGAAGAATTCACAAACTGGCTAGAAGCAGAGCATATCACGCCGTATGCTTTTGGAGACTGGGGAGAGGCTTCAAACGGTTCCTTCACAGACGGCAAGTGGCACGATGTCAAGCTGCGCATCACAAAAGTCACAACGGAAAGCGAAAACGAGGACTACATCGAAAATGTCATCGCTTACAACAACACCTACGCTACTGTGAAATTTGGTGAAGATGAAACTACCAAGCTGGAAGACGGCATTGATGATGCCGAGCTTATAGTAGTGGATTACGAAGTAGAGCTTCCCGAAGATTATCCTTGTGACGGAAACGCAGATGTGAACCTGTCTGTTCGTGACCAAAACGGACAGTCACAAATGATTAAGCTCGTGACAAGTGAAGAACTTGATATGACTCCCGGCACAGTATACGCCAAGCGTGGTATCTTTGCACGCAAGCAGGGCGACACAAACTATGTGTTCGAATCCCTCCGCTATCAAAACGACGCCGCTATTGAAGGACTAGATGAAGGGGCATCCGCCAGAGCATTGGAAGACAGCTTTTTCTCCAACAAATAATACCCATACAAATTCGAATAACAACACCGGACCTGCTGCGAATATTGCGGCAGGTCTTTTATTTTTGAGGGAATAACATGAACGATAAAGACCGTACACTTCTTCGCTATGTAGTAGAAGGAGATATTCGTAAAGCCCAGCAACAGGCAAAAATCATCCTTGAGGGTATCACGACGGCAAAAGACGAGCAATTCAAGACCCGCTGTCTTTCTCAGCTCTCGGCAAAAGCGCCGGAGCTTATCGAACTTCCTTATAACATGCAAGGGTTACTTGTGGCAGAAGACGTCACTAATTTCCCGGAGAATCGGTATTTGCTCCGTGATTCCGAAAAAGCTGTAATAGAACGTCTACTGAAGACGAGAAAAGCCTCTCTCCGACTTAAAGAACTTGGCATTCACTACACATGTTCCTTGCTTCTGCAGGGCGAACCGGGAACCGGAAAGACCGAACTGGCACGATATATTGCATACAAAGCAGACTTGCCTTTCGTATATCTTAAATTCTCCGGGCTTATTAGTTCTGCTCTGGGGAAAACGCAGCAAAACATCGGGCATGTATTTGACTATGCTCGGCGTTCTCCTTGTGTGCTCTGCCTTGACGAGATTGATGCTATCGGCATGAGCCGTGGCGGAAAAGATGATGTTGCAGAGATGAGCCGCGTAACCATTGCTCTGATGCAGGAGCTTGACCGTCTCCCGAACGATGTCATTCTCATTGGCACGACCAACCGTTCTGACCAGTTGGACGCAGCATTGTTCCGTCGGTTCAGTTTTCTTCATCGCGTACGGAGCCTTGACAAGAACGATGCCGCCACTTTAGCAAAGATGTTTCTTGCATCGACGGGATACCCCACCACCGAGCACACCGTATGCGATGTACTCGAAACCATCGAGAGCTTCTATACAGCGAGTAATGTGACGAAAGCTTGCACGGACTATCTCGTCAATCAAATTGTCAATGAAGAGCAGGAGGAGAGCCATGCGTGATTTTGAGCCCCGTATTCGCATGAAGCGCGGGACTGTAGCAGAGGAGTACCCGGAAGTTGCAGCTATGTGGCATCCTACTGCGAATAGCTTTACCCCTTCAGATATTACCGCCGGAAGCAATCAGCGTGCAGCACTTATCTGCCCCGTGTGCGGTTATGGCAGCGATGGAGAATGGCGACCAACTGTCGCTTCGGCTTGTCGTACCAAGGGTGGCTGCCCGGTCTGCTCCGGCAAAATCGTAGTTAAGGGTAAGAATGATGTTGCCACCGTACATCCAGAAATTGCGGAGCAGTGGCATCCGACGCTCAATAAAATCAGCCCGGATGAAGTCTCTTCCGGCAGCGGGAAGCATGTCTTTCTCGTATGCAAAAACTGTGGATACGGCAAAAAAGGGGAGTGGTGTCCCGTTATTGCGTTTGCCTGCGGCAGCGGTGACAATCATACCGGATGTCCAGCATGCGCGGCCAAGGCGCAAAGTGAACGTCTCAAAGCCTATCACGAACGGCGCAGAAAGGGACGGTGATGTTATGCGAAGTCATTTGAGAGCTGAACCTATCATAAACGCTAAAAGAGATACTCCCTATAACATGAAAACGCAAAAAGAAATTGGATTATTGGGAGAAAAGGTTTGTAGGAACTTCCTCATAGATTGCTGCGCTAAGCACCGTTTTGGCTTCGTACGATTTGAAGATGTTCGAGATGTCAAAATGTATCAAGAAAGAGACATTGACTTTATTGTTTACACTTCAAGCGGGAAAACAATAACACTTGATGCCAAAGCGGATACATATACAACAGGAAATATTTTTCTCGAAATTTATGTTCCGGGTTTTAAGCTTGGGAAAAACGGCGTTCCTATCGCAAAGTATACAGAAAATGGAGAACGAGCCGGACAAAAACCCGGTTGGCTGTTTCGAGGAGCAGATTTTATTTTCTATTGTTTTTTAAACACAAAAGAAATCTTTGTTTTTGACAGGGAATGTGCGGCGTATTATGCTTGCGAATGTGCAATATCGGGAATGCCGCTGATTCCCATATATAGAACAGCAAAAAACGATGAAAACCGTGGAGATAACCGCAATTACTATGGCATGGGAATTTGTCCAAACGCCTTGCGAATGATGAACAGCAATATTATGAGAAATCATATGTGGCTGTGCCATTTCTAAAAAGGGCCTTATTATAATCCTTACACGAAAACTTATGACCATCCGAAAAAATCCGCCTGAGAATGTGAATTTTTCGCAAACAATTGCCTCATAAGCTACAAAAAAGTGTTATAGATTTGGTATAATATAGATAGGAAACGGAGGGAATTATTGTGAATCAAATCAACGCTGTAACGCTTGGAAAGCTCATTGCTGCACACCGTGAAGGCGACGAGCAGAAGTTCAAAACCTATGTTGATTTTATCGCCAAAGCCTATGAAGAACAGGGAAACGACCGTGCCGCTAACATCATCCTCAGCAACTATACGGGTGATTATGGCGAGCAGGGGAAGGTCGTTCTGGATGAACCAACCGAACAGACTACATACTACGAGACAGGCTGGTATGAGCCTGATGTTTTGGGGTCCGGTGGCTCCTATCGCGGAGTTATAAAAGCAACTTCCGAGGAAGAAGCATTGCAACGGCTGCTGAAACACTCTGCCGACTATGCACATCGTATCACCGTATATAAGAAAGACGGCAAAACCATAAAGCGGGAAATTTCCGAGTATGACCAGTGGGAAAAGAGGTGGTTAACATAAGAAAGACGGCAAAATCGTAAAGCGGGAAATCGCCGAATACGACCAGTGGGAAAAGAAGTGGTCAACAACCCCGCCTAAACCGGCTCGCCGGTTATAGACGGGGCTTGCGGGGCAACTCGTAAGCCCGGTTGATTAGCCTTGGTGAACGGCAACTTCGGTTGCTGCGAACTCCGTTATGCATTTGATGAGCAATCATCTTCATAATATAGGCACCCCGATTATGCTCCACAAGTGTCGGGCTCTGCGGGCAGTGTATGTATCAATGACGCAAGCCATTGATATGTATTACGTTAAAAATCTCTAAGGGTAGGAGATGTGCGGCTGCCATGTCGAAAGGCTAAAACAGTGCATAACATTGGCGAAGTGGACCACAGGGCGCAAGCCCTGACTTATAGTTTTATTACTATTTTACGAAAGGAGTGCCTTGCATGAGCACTTGCGTTTGTGTTCTCAGCAACAATGGTGAACGCTTAATGCCTACCATCCGTCTTGGCAGGGTACGCCATCTTCTGAAAGACGGAAAAGCAAAAATCATTAAGCATCATCCATTTACTATCCAGTTACTGTATGACAGTAAAACAAACACGCAGCCCATCGAAATCTGTGAGGATGTTGGCTACAACTACATCGGCATCAGTGTGAAAAGTCAATCTCACGAGTATGTATCTGCGCAGTATGATACATTACAGGATGAGAAAGCCTGCCACGACAGTTGTCGTAAGTTGCGCCGCACCCGCAGAAACAGACTGCGTTACCGTAAACCGCGTTTCGATAATCGCAAACGCGGCGAGGGTTGGCTTGCTCCTTCTTTGAAACATAAGAAAGAACTCAATGTCAACGTTGTTAAGATGTATTGTACAGTAATGCCTATTACTCATGCAACGGTTGAGGTTGGCTCTTTTGATACGATGCTTGTAAAAGCAATTCAGGAAGGAAAAGTCATTCCTGAGGGAGCAGACTATCAAAAAGGTCCTCGCTACAATTTGGCAACCTTGCGGGAAGCGGTATTTTACCGCGATAACTATGTCTGTAAAATTTGTGGGCGTAAAGCTACAGAAGGTGCGATTTTACATATGCACCATATGTTCTACTGGAAAGGTCGTCACGGCAACAGCCTGAACGAACTTCTAACAGTATGCGAAAAGTGCCATACGCCTGCCAATCACCAAAAAAGCGGTAAGCTTTATGGTTTCGGAGAAAAGATTAAATTTGCCGACCTTTCCGGTGCAGCTTTTATGAATACTGTTAGGTGGCAAATCGTCAATGAACTCTACGTTGCTTTTGGCAAGCCATTTGTTACAATCACTTACGGCGCAATGACAAAAGAAAAGCGTATCGCGCTTCAGCTTGAAAAAAGCCATAACAATGATGCATATGCAATGGGTGAATTTCATCCAAATCTCCGTTGTATGTTTGAGCACTATGAAAAGGCAAGGCGTAACAACCGTATCCTTGAAAAGTTTTATGATTCTCGCTACATTGACATTCGTACAGGAGAGATAGCCACCGGAAAAGAACTCTTCAACGGTAGAATTAACCGTAACCACAAAAAGGATTCGGAAAATCTGCACAAATACCGTGGCAAGAGGACATACGCAGGGCATCGTGCTCTGTTACGCAAAAAGGTGAATCTCAATCCGGGTGATTTAGTCTCTCTCAACGGAGAAAATCTCATTGTGCATAGCACTCATACCAAAAAGAATGGTGCTGTAAATGTAGAGTTCGAGACACCCGCAAAAAGCGGTCAAAAATCCGCAAGCCTTAAAAAGCTTAAAATTGTAAAAGCAGCAAATTCCATACATCCCGCATGGAAAAAAATATCTTAATCATTAAAAGAAAGGAGTAGCAGGGTATTTGTGCTAACTGAGTACACTTCAAATTGCCTCTTGGTTAGTGCATTCCTCACCGCCTAAGTCGCAAGCGACTATAGACGGTGTACCCTGCACACATAATTTAATGAAGTGGAATGTATTTTCTCTCGAAGCCGTTAAAGAGGCATTAAAACCCAAGTTTGTGTTGGAGAAAGTCCGCTATGTGACGGACGACGAAGAGTACGGCGAGGGCGAGTCTACGCGCCTTGTTTTTCGCAATGTAGAAGAGATGCCGGAAATCGACTATATTAAGCGGACCGTCTGCACATTCATTCAGGACACCTATGTTCATTTTAAGGACAAAAGCCTCAAGCCGATGCGTATTTGGCAGGATAACCTCAATGAAAGCGAGGACCATATCCGTTATTCCACAAACAACCTTGTGTCGCCACCGCTGGGACTCATTGGCGAAACATACATTTCTGACGAAAGCCACACACACAAGTGGCTGGTAGCCCAAGGAGGAACTGAACTTCTTGAGAAAGCGTCCGTCAGCATTGATGTTGATGTGATTTACGCCTATGACAATGTCGATAAGGTTGAGAAAAGTTCCGAAAACGGCGAGGTACATGGCGTTCTCATCAACAGTACAATGTATCTGCGCGAATCGGAAATCAAACAGGTTGCTCAGCTTATTAAAGATGAAAAGCTCCGTAACCGCGTATTGACGCTGATGCGCTCTCATCGCCGTATTGTATCGGCTCCCGAAAAAGAAAATCGCAATATTCGGGAAATCGCATCCGCACAGATGCTGGGTCAGGGGTGAAATTGTGAAACACAAAATCTCAGAAATCGGCGCTCAGATGCTCGAGTACCAAGAACAGCTTGCCCGTGAATACAAATACAAACCCATCCCGCGTACCTTCTTCTCCGATGTGAGAGCCAAGTTTCAAAAGGCATTGCCGGAATGGTGCAATGTGTCCGGTGACACGATTTCGCTCGAAACCACCAACGGTACGGTCATTACCAACGGGTACAACCGTATCGTGATTGGCGACTACGGCGCATTTGTTGAGTTTTCACGCGTACAAGCCTATATGCGGCGTCTGAAAATCAAAGAAGGGCAGGCTTATCGCGTAGAAGACCCGCGCTATGCCGAACATGTCAAATATCTCTGGCTCACGGCAGATGATGGTTCGGATGTGAAGGTATACGACCAGAAGCGTCCGGTAGAATATGCGGATTATAAGCCGGGGATGCTGTATGTCAGTGTATATGAGGTGTTCCCACACATCTAAGAAAATAAGAAGTTCTACCCAGTTCAGGGTGGGCTTTTTATCGAGAGCGCCGCAAAGACTACTGACTCACGGAGGTAACCGACAATGGTAACGTTTATTGTTGATGATGATATCGAACTAAAGCCTTGCCCGTTCTGTGGTTCTACAGCCGGGTTATATGCAAGCTATGAAGGCATGTATGCAGTGCGGTGCAACTACTGCCGCATCGGAACTGTCCTCATAAAAAACGAACAGGACGCGATTGAGTTGTGGAATCACAGAACGGAGGTAACGAACGATAACTAACGCAGACAAAGCAATTGCATTGCGCCCATCATACTGGGCAAGCGTATCTGGCGGAAAAGATAGCCTGTATATGCTCAATTATATACTGCACAATCTGGACAGATACCCGCTTGACGGCGTGGTTCACTTTGAACTCGAAATCGACTACCCGTTTATACATAACGTTATCGACTATATGGAAACGGAGTGCAAGCGAGCTGGCATCCAATTTGTGCGAATCAAGCCGAGGAAAATGTGGGAAGAATTGTATGATAAATGCGGTTTCCCAACAAGAAAAGTAAGATGGTGTAACGGTCACTATAAACTTGATGCAAAGCGGCAACTATCCGAATGGCTGAACGAAGTCGGTTTTTATGTAGTAAATTACATAGGCTATTGTGCCGACGAAGAACGCCGTTTCAACAAGCGGTTGAGTGCCAAAAAGTTAGAGATATACCCTCTCGCAGAAAACGGCATTAACGAAGATGTGATTTTGGAATGGGCAAAGACACAGCCTATTTTCAACAACTACTACAAAACCAACAAGCGCTGCGGTTGTATGTATTGCCCGATGTCCTCGTTTCTTAACTTTGCCTATCTCTATAAATACTACCCCGAAAATTTCCGGTATATGCTTGAAAAAATGCGGGAAACGGAAGAATTGAGAGAGAAAGAGCTTGGTAGACCGTTCTCTGTGATTTCATCGAATCCCAAATATAATGCGGATTACTTGGAACACATCGTCAAAACGAAATGGCTCAAAAAGCTCAACGAAATGGAGATGACCAACAATGACTATGTCGATGCGTATTGCGTCGGTGTGGATGTGGATGGTCACACCACTGTCCACTAGGTTGCATTAAAGAGTATTGGCAAAAAGGTGTTTTATCGAGTTTAGCTGTGGGGAGAATGTCAATTGGGTGAAAGCATGAGCAGTGAACCAAAAGTAATCACTTCCTTTGAGGAAGCACCGCAATCGTTGCGCGATAAATGCGATAAAGAAGTTTTGCGAGCTTTTTTTAATGCACACTTCTCAATTACAGAAAAAAGTGTGAATGACGATAAAAGATTCTATCTCGATGATGGACGCAGAATTAAGGACGATGATATTCTTGTCGCCTACATGAAAGATAGGAAAGTCTGGACAGAACCCGGCGTTGAAATTCGTACTATAACAGGCGAACTCACAAACAAGTTTGGAGAAAAAAAGCTCAAAGATTTCTTTGCAGCAGGATTTTTCTTAACGAAAAAACGCATTAAAAAGAACAAATGGAGATATTATTTGCCGGACGGCAGATGCTTGGATAGTGAAAAGAAACTCGATGACTTTTTACTCGAAAAGCTGCGTCCAGCTTTTAACAAAGAGTTATGTGACCGCGTAATTGACATGGCAGCCACGGCAGGGCTTGAATTGAAGTTGACCAGTGTCCAAAATGCTTTTCCGGATTCTTTCGTATCGTCCACGCAGAGATTCGCGGAATCGCTAAGAGACATAAAGATGATGTTTCGGGGATGACGACCTACTTAACGGACATCATGGCGGGGCTAAGAGAGGGTTCACCCGCTTTTTCTCATGCAGGCATCGTATAGGGGTTAATACACCAGCCTTCCAAGCTGGTCACGCGGGTTCGAATCCCGCTGCCCGCTCCACCGTCGCCGTCACCGTACGCCACGACATTAAATTTGGCGAGCATGGTTCAGAGAACCCGCGCCAAGGAAGCCCACTGCGTGAGCGGTGGGAGGAATTGGCGCATGAGTTTTCAAGAATGATGAATGTGTACAATCTGTAAATAAGAAAGCCACTTGATTTCTTTTTGCATCAAAAAATGTTATAATGCCGGTATAATCAATCAAGGAAAGGAGGGCTATTATGGCTTTCGGAAACAAGAATAGTACGCCATCGTTTGCGTTGACTCTTCCTATGAAAGTAACTAAGCAGGATGAAATTTTTCTTTCCAAAAAGTTTCGCATTGGATGCATGGTTTACAACCAAATGGTTACGAAAACCACAAAGATGTGGCATCAACTGCGTAAAACGCGTGAATACAAAAATCTTGTGAAAGCCATAAAAGCTGCTCCTGCCAATAGTGATGAACGAAAAGCACTCTTGGTGAAGCGTTCCAATTTGATTAAGCAGGCAGGCTTTTCCGAGGGTGTCTTCCACAAGCTGGTTGTACCTTACCAAAAAGCGTATAACGTAAATTGCGATGTCGCTCAAAAAGTAGCGTCCGCCGTTTGGAAGGCATGGAACGATTTCTTTTACGGGAAAGGAAAAACCGTACACTATAAAAAGTTGGACGATTTTGTAACCCTTTCCGGGAAGAAAAATAACTGTGGTATATTCTTTCGCCCAGCAAATCATACGGTGAGTTCTTTGGAGTCCGCCAAGCGAAAAGCGAAAAACTCTATCGAAAAAAGATACTTCGATGCTTTTAGAAAGCCAGATGCCAAAGAGGGCAAAGAGGTAGTTCTTCCCGATGAAGTGAAAGCACAAATAGAAAAAGAGATTGCCGATGCCACGGCGAAAATTGAACCGTATATCGGAGATGGCAATCTGCGTATCATTTACGAGAAGCACGAATTCCTTGTCAAAGTGCGCAACCCCGATACTCAAACGGGCAAGTATCAACAGGAGGCGCTAAAATGCGGCGTTAAGTATTGCCGCATTGTTCGCTCATGGGTCGGTACTAAATGGAAGTATTACGCTCAACTTATTTTGGAAGGCTATCCGCCCATCAAATGTGACAGTAACGGAGTTGCAAAACACCCTGTCAAGGAAGGTCGCATTGGCATAGATATCGGCACGCAAACCATCGCGTTTTGCGGTAAAGATGTTTGCGACCTTCGTGTACTTGCACCGTCTGCTATAGCTGAAGCTCGCAATGGTCTTATCAAGGAAATCGCTCGCATTATGCGGCAGATGGACCGTTCGCGTCGTGCGATGAATCCGCAATACTTTAACGAAAACGGAACCGTCAAACGCTTGAAGCGCAAGAATGGACATAAGCAAATTCGTCATTGGAACTATAGCAAGAACTATTATCGGTTGCTGCATAGGCTGCGGGACTTGAACCGCAAACTTGCTGCTGTACGCAAGACGGAGCATTATATTCTCGCCAATGAATTGCTGACATACGGCAACGAATTCGTAGTTGAAGATATGAACTACAAAGCCTTGCAGAAGCGCAGCAAGAAAACAAAAATCAATCCGAAAACCGGTAGAGCGCATACCAAAAAGCGGTTCGGTAAATCTATCGGACGCTGCGCTCCTGCTTTGTTTATAACAATTTTGGGGCAAAAAGCAAGTCGTTACGGCGGCAGTGTTATCAAGGTCAGCACCTTTGAGACGAAAGCCTCGCAGTTTGACCATACCGACGATAGTTATACAAAGAAAAAACTGTCCCAGCGTTTTGCAAAACTTTCCGACGGAACCATTGTTCAGCGAGATTTGTATTCCGCATTCCTTTTATTACATCTTAGAAAGAATCTTCAATCCTATAACAAAAAAAACATTAAGAAAGATTTCCCGCAGTTTAAGAAACTGCACGATGAAACAAAAGAGCGCTTGCAAAACAGCCACGAGTGGTTGCCTTCTAGCGTAGGATTCTAAAACACTTACAATTTAAGGGGTTTCGACGTAGCCCCATTGATTGCCTTGAAGTGCTGCTTTCAGTAGCACTTGATAGGTGAAACCCTTATTAAGGGGATATCTACACTTTTTATGCTGGCTTTTCGGGCATTTTGTCCTGCCTTTAAGCTTCGCTTTGGGTAGTAAGTACACTGGTCTATCGAAAGATAGTGTATCCGGCAGCTTTTGCTGTTGGAAAACCCTGTAACTGCATTGCGTCAGCATAGAATCCCACTCCGTGAGGGGTGGGAGTACGTCAATTGTGGTCCGCTGTCGAATGCCCACAGACAGCCAAAAAATCAATCGGCAAACAGGTGCTGCACCTGAAGGTATCCGAAAGTCTCAGCATCAGTCGCGAATGGTGCTGAAAAACATCGGAGAGGATACAGCGCAGAATCCTCCGGGGTTGCTACCGGATGGTGCTGGACGCGAGGTTAGCTTCCTCGCTGAGGGGTGATAACCAGCATAAAACACCCTACCGTGCTTGGTTAGCTCAGTTGGTAGAGCAGCGCATTCGTAACGCGCAGGTCGGCAGTTCGAGTCTGCCATCAAGCTCCACGGTCCGATTGGGTGACGCGCTCTTTGAGAATCCGCCCAAGAAGCTTCCAACGGGGGCATGCACCTGTTGGCGGTTGGCTAAGTCCTGTCGGAAGTCGTCGGCACCGGAACCGAACACGAATGGGCAACGTAAAGCCTCGCATGGCAGAGCGTTATCTGCTACAGTGCATGACAACTCTAAGCAGAAAGGAGATGATACCAATGGAGCAGGCAATTATCAATGTCGAAGGTACGTCCACGATTGAAACCGCAGCAGCAGCCAAGAAGCTGATTGAGACATTCGGGAGCCAGAACATCCGTGCTATCTCGGTCAAACGTGTGAACGAGAACAGCAACGAGGTCGTTGTTGAGCTCGATTTTGTATCTGGCTTAGCACCGCATCTGCATGGGTTTACAATGCGCGTCAACGGACTGACGGCGGGCTATGCTGGTACTGGTCCCTCAAACCTGTATGAGGTCCTGCAGGCGGCTGGCGTAAGCGAAACGCTGGTAACGCGTGAAGACATCACGCAGAAGGATGCCAAAACTATCCCGCTGCATCTGGAGCGCGAGGTCAAACAGTACGGCGGCTATCAGTACGCCTAAAGAAAGCATTCCCTATGTCGACAGCCTCTTTGGAGGTAGGGATGAACAATAGACAGCACGAGCGTCTAACAAAATGTCGAATTAAGATTGAAAATGGACTTGATTGCGTGTACTGTATCACGGTACACGAGTCATTTTCGTGTGGAGCCCTTTGGCGGGTGCATCCCGCCATCATGGGGATATAGCTCAGTTGGGAGAGCACCTGCTTTGCAAGCAGGGGGTCGAGGGTTCGAATCCCTTTATCTCCACCAACAGGGTCGCTTCGTTTTCTGCGATGGCCTACCCTGGGCTTGATTGTGTACTGTTTCGTACAGTACGAGTCATTATCGCGCGGAACTCCTATAACTACGACCACGAAGACGAACGCCTCGTCCGCGCCGCTTGGACAAGCGAATTACACGGGGCATCGTCAAGCCGAAAAAATGCAGTGTCGAGTGGCGAAATCGGCTGCGACATTGGCGAGGAGCACCACCCTCGTCAGTCTCCCTTGCTAACAACCTCCACGAGGTGGGAGATGGGCAACAGATGCCAATAACATCTGGCTAATAGTAAGCAATCAAAGCGCGGACCTCCTTTAAAAACCATGCCACGTGCATTACACATCTTGCCGCGCTCCGGTCGCTACGTCCCGGTAAAACAAGATATGCAACAAGCCGTAACAATCATACCGTGTGGCGAAACCGGCTGCGGTATGGGCGGGATAAGTTCCCGCCAGTTACTCAATCAAGACAACCTCTGCGCGGTGAGTGACAGGCAACGGATACAATGTATCCGGCAAATCGTCTTATAAACAAAATACATGGTTGGGTGTCCGAGTGGTCTATGGAACCGGTCTTGAAAACCGGCGATGCCGCAAGTGTCCGTGGGTTCGAATCCCACCCCTACCGCCATATCTGCCGGGTATCGTCCCGGCTTTCTTTGTTTGTTGGAGTCATAAAATGAGCACTACTATCACTTGCCTTGAGAAAATTGATATTCGCCGTGGAGACAAGGACGCAGATGATGCAAGGCTCTATCTTGTAAAATACCTGCATCAGTTCATTGACATGGTCGGTATCTTGTCGTTGGAAGTCTATGACTTTGCCATCGAAATTGAAGGCGACTTAATTTCGTGGTGCGAAGGTAAAATCGGTGGTTCAAAGTCTCAGCCGGAAAAATCCGAGTGGGAAGAAGAAATCGTAAAACATCGTGCCGTTGATGCCATTGACTGCATCTTGAATGATGTCGATGCAACTGTTATACTTTCCTATAAGGTTACATATAACTCCTACAAAGTTAAATTCGGGAAAGAATACTGGAACTACATCTTGCAAGGGCTTTTCAGCAAAGAAATGGTCTTCCACGGGCTGCAGTACGATGATACTGCGAATGTTTCAATGCTGCACCTTGAGCACGGGGAATTCGCAGACGAACCCGCTCCTGTACCCAAAGAAAAGGTAGACGATATCCCTATCTGGCATTGCTGCCAGCTTGAGATAAGCTGGGATACAGAAGATGTATTCACAGCAGGGCAATTCACCCGATTGGAGAAAGCAATCGCCTCCGTTCGTGATTTATTCGTTGATAAAAATAACGATATAGCTGTCATCGAGGGCGACTCGCTCTTCATTTGCTCTCAAGTTATCATCCCAAAAGAAAGCGTTCCCAGATTTTGCAGCTTCTTGACCGTGCTATACAAAATTGCAAGAGAACACGGCAAAACGATATATGACAGCATGCAATTTGTCCCTTGGTATTTTCAAGAATTCGCCGTAATGTCTATTGACTTTGACAAGGGTATTGCGTTACCAACCTATTATAGATACTAAGACGGAGAAAATACTATGACCAAACAAGAACTCACCGAGATGGTCACAAAAGCCAAATTGTGGGCAATCGAAGCTCACGCCGGGCAGAAAGATAAAGCAGGGAAGGACTACTTTGAGGCACATGTCTCTGTGGTCGCCAAGGGCGTTAAAGGAGACCCGGTAGCTGAAGCAGCCGCTTTCCTGCATGACACAGTGGAAGATACCACGCTTACGATGGAGGACATCCGAGCAGCCTTCCCGAAAGAGGTTGCTGATGCAGTAGAAGCCTTGACACGCAAGAAAGGGATGTCTTACGCCGAATACCTTTGGCACATTCAGCAGAACCATACTGCTATCAAAGTAAAACTCTCTGACCTGCGCAACAACATGGATTTGAGCAGGTTACCGCACGAACCGACTAAGAAAGACCTCGCGCGAACGACGAAGTATAGCCGAGCCTATGCAATGCTCAGTGGCATCCACGATACCCCTTATAGCATCTCTGAGGTAAACCCTTACGCACTTTACGACTACCTTCTCTCTACCGGCTGGGAGAAAGCAGAAAAGCAAAAGAAAAGCAGTGAAGTAGTCGTTCTGAAAGCGCCTGCTGATAGCCTTACTATTTCGGTTCCTATCGACATGACGCTTCCGGACTATGAGACGATGATGGGTGAAGCCGTGACCAGACTGTGCGTACACGAGGGCGCTCCGCACCCCGATGTTCTGGATACAATCATCCATTGGAAGCCGTTGCCGAAAGAACAGTAAGCAACCTCATAGACTTGCGTTTCTGTTGCTGCTCTTGTGGCTAAACTGTTAATTTCGCGGCTCAAACCACTATATATTGTGTTTTCGTATTGACTATTTCCACATGATGTGGTATAATGATGATACTGAAACAACGAAAGGAAATCAGCCGATGTTCGCCACTATGTTGAACCAACAGAATAACTCACAAGGGCTGTGGAGCATAAATCTCCTCGGTCAAGTTGTGCTGTCTGTTCAGGGTCATCATAGCGCGGTAGTTGCGGGTTAAATAAAGCCTGCACCCCATCGGAAGTTCCGTTTCATCACGCTATGACAGCACCCTCAGGCATAAAATGTCTGCCGGGTGCTTTTTACATGTTGGGTTGTCGCCAAGCGGTAAGGCACGGGACTTTGACTCCCGCATTTCGCGAGTTCGAATCTCGCCAATCCAATTTGACGATATGTCGTTATTATTCAAGCGATGTAAAGTCATCCATGCCATACAACATCCGAAAAAGGAGGTGATTCTAATGGCTACCGCACGCAAAACTGCTGTTATCTATGTCGAGGTCGGCGCAGACAAGAAGCAGGTCAAACTGGAGGACATCCAGAAGGCGGTCAAGACTGTCGAAGGCACCAAGAATGCCTACGTCAACGCTGCCGACGCCGCAGTGTATTGTGTCGATGCTGACGGCAAGACCACGAAGGTCGAGCTGTAAAGCGTCTTTTCCCGTCGCCCGTTAAGCGGACGACTTCGTGGGAGTTTAGCTCAGCAGGGAGAGCATCTGCCTTACAAGCAGAGGGTCAGTGGTTCGAGCCCGCTAATTCCCACCAAAGGTTTCTGATTTCCTCAAAAAATCAGTGGTGGAGCTGATGGGTTAATACCATCACAAAACAGTGCATGTGCTGCCAATCACATGCCTTTCATGGGCCCGTAATGGTTTTCGACAGGGTATGGAAGATTTCATGTCGCGGGTATGGTTCCGCCTCAAGGACCACCTTAAAAAGTAACTGACAACAATCGTTACGCTGCTCCTATCGCTGCCTAATAGGTAGACGGAGACCAAAACAACGCACCTTTCAGTAGGTAAGCGTGTGAGGTTCAAAGGTTTACTGAATATGTACGGCACAGAATAATGTCGGAACCGTCTGAAGTCTAAGTACACCAAGACGTAAATCATGGTGAGCGTGGTCATCTGTCCGCTGCAAAAGGTTCGTCGCACGACCAGACAAACAGTTCAAAGTTGTCAATCATGTGGCTATCGCGTAAGTAATCATGGAATTGGATATATTTTGGACACGAGTTCGAATCTCGTCGGGTCCACCAGAATATAACGCATCTGCGTTATATACAGGCGGTGCAAAATCCGCCATCATGCTCCCGTAGCTCAGTTGGTTAGAGCATCTGACTGTTAATCAGAGGGTCGTCCGTTCAAGCCGGACCGGAAGCGCCATAAGGGCTGTTTGTTCAACGGTTAGAACTCTTGGCTCATAACCGAGGTACGCGGGTTCGACCCCTGCACAGCCCACCAAATCGCGTTGCTACGCTATTTTTTACGCAACAACCGTCCGGCAGTACGTCAACTGCCATCATATGCTCCCGTGGTGGAATTGGCAGACACGGTGCGCTCAAACCGCACTTTATTGAGGGTTCAAATCCCTCTGGGAGTACCATGTCCAGCAGTGCGATAACTGCTAATCTGTGGGTTGTTAGCTCAGTCGGTAGAGCAGCGGACTGTTAATCCGCGTGTCGCAGGTTCAAGCCCTGTACAACCCGCCATATGTCCAAGTGGCGGAATGGCATACGCGCTGGTCTAAGGAGCCGGTTTTTGTGAACTCAGCTTCCACTTCGGACAGTCGCTCATGATTGCAGCCTCCACGTGGCGAGCGACGGGCAACAATCAGTGTAAAGCTGGTTGGCTAATGCTAAAGATTAAAACAAATCTCGCCTCGAACAATCGCTCACGATTTCCGCCGTGAGCACCAACAAAGCCTGTGCTTTGCAGAGCGTAGGCTCACATTTTTTAAGAGAGAGTTCCCAATGAGCAAGCATCTACTAGGCTCAGACCGCGTCCTTCACGAAGGCGCTGGCTACCGTAACAAGTACACACTTAAAAGCCCCAAGCCTCCGGTTGGCAGGAGAGAGAACCCATCCAACTCGAAGCAAGAGGGTGTAGATGCAGTGTACATCCCCGATACCGTCAAATGGTGTAGCAAAAAGTAAACCACAAGTTGATTGACCTACCACGCAGATGTGGTATAATGTAATCAGAACGAAACGAAAGGAGACAACCGAAGATGCTGTGCAAGACTGTTAATGCTGTGTCGTTTGCTGAGTATAGTTATGAATCTGAATTCGAGTCCTACGAATCCAGCTTTATTTCCCATACTCCTCGACAGGCAAAAACAGACAATGTACAGATGCGGTGCGTCTCTAAACGATAACTGCATTTTCACACGCTGCTTGTCGAGTCATTTCGGCAGGCAGCGCTTTTTTGTTGCCTGCAATATAGAAAGGCAGCAAGAAAATGAACGTTCCAACAATCGATATCCAGCAGACAGGTGCCAATATCAAGGCACTGCGAAAAGCAGCAGGCATCAAGGTCAAGGATGTGGCAGACACGCTCGGTGTATCCACACAGGCGGTAGCCAAATGGCAGGCAGGCACTGCACTTCCTACCATCGACAACCTTGTGATTCTCGCCGCGATGCTCGATACGAAAATTGATGACATCCTTGTCATCGCATAAACCCTCGCCGCAGGATTGCGGCTATATGGCCGAATAGACGAATTGGTTAAGTCGCAAGCCTTTCACGCTTGAGAGTATGGGTTCAAGCCCCATTTCGGTCACCATCTGCTTCTGTAGCTCAGTTGGTAGAGCAGTAGGTTGAAGCCCTATGTGTCGCTGGTTCGATTCCAGCCGGGAGCACCACGAGGCTTATGCCTCCTTATATGTGCCGGTATGCAAGTGGTTAAAGTACGCGGTCTGTAAAACCGTTCCGTTACGGTTCGCTGGTTCGAATCCAGCCCGGCACACCATAAGGCCCCTTCGACAAGTTGGTCTAAGTCACCACACTCTCAATGTGGAGTCAGCAGTTCGAGTCTGCTAGGGGCCACCATCGCACCTGTGTTAAAAGGTGCATCATGCAGAGGTCGCCTAACGGTAGGGCAACGGACCGCTAATCCGTCGCGAGGCAAAACGGCACTCACTACGAAGTGCCAATCAATCCCTCGCCTGCGAGTTCGAATCTCGCTCTCTGCGCCATATGCATGTGTGTCCGAGTGGCTAATGGAACTGGTCCAGAAAACCAGCGGTCAGAAACGGCCCGTAGGTTCGAATCCTACCACATGCGCCATGAAAAGTCTCCATAGTCTGCGATTATTCGTGGATTTTGGAGACTTTTTCTTGTTTGATGCCATAATTTATGGTATAATAGCAACAGAAAGCAACAAATAATGGAGTATCATAAAATGCAAAAATACGATTTCATTACGAAGCAATATGCCCCGTACACACCACCTCAGAACGGGCACTACGACATCATGGTTTATAGCAATGAAGAGTTAAATTGCGCTGCGTGCGGGCATATCATCAACGAATACAACGCGTACACATCGGCAGTCATCCAGAACGATATTGGCATAGGCTATCTAATTTGCAAGAACTGCTACGACCATGAGCTCAAAGTCAGAAAAGCTGTAAAGTAAAAATTCAACAAACCCACCATCTCCTACGAACAGTATTTTACTGAAAAGCGTAGGAGATTCTTGTTTTTTGTGGTATAATGAGCAAAATAGGCAAAACGCTTTATCAAAGGACACATAACCATGCCGAAAGTAAACAGAAACAAACAACACACAGATTTCAGTTTGCTTCTTTCTGAACTGCAGGAAAAAGATAAAGATACAGGAAATGCCACACTTACCAGCAGCACTAAAGCATTTCCTACTTCAAACGAAATTAGCCGAAATCGAAATACCGCACTCAGTAACCCAGAAATTCAATTCGCTATTGTCACAAGCGGAAAGAAGCAAACATTACACGACAAGACTTGCAAACAATTGAGAGAAATAGCAGATGAAAAAATAAAATTCATTAAAGCATTCCCACAACAGAAATATTCTATATGCAATGTCTGTCACTTACTTATCTGTCTTCGAATAGGAGCAAAGGATAAAAATAAAGGCAAGGAATACAAAACATTCTTCAAAAAAGCAAATGCAACAAATGACCTGATATTCAAGACATACACTGACTATAAACTTCAGACAAGAATCCAAAATGAATCAACCATCATTGTCTGAAGCAAAGAAGATACTTGGAAAATCGAAATAACAAGCCAATACGGGAATGTCATTCTCTGGCACAACAACTACTACATTGCAAAAGATGGCAAACGAAAGACATTACCAGAATTTCACAATCAATTCCCAAACGAACCCGGACTAAAATTTTCTAAAGCAATCAATTGTATTGCAAAGTATTCTCCCTCATACCATATTGAACAAAAAGAATTGGAAAAAATAGAGCCAAGCATACTCATAGTAATCCATCACCTAAAGCAAGAAGAAAAGCAGCGGTCCACAATAATCGGAGCTTTTCTTTACAGAATTAAGCTGACACTCTACACCAATGGGTATCATAGCCACTCAAAGCTAAAACAAACCATACAAGAATTTCATATCGTAAGAACACCAAATGAAACACCGAACGAAAATGGTCGCTATTGTATTGTTTACAAGTCAAACACTGTGTATGCTTATAATATAGGCGTATTTGACACACAAAAACAATCATTTACAAAATCTTACAGCAAGGACTTGATAACAAACATTGCAAATGTCGTAGCTTGGAAAAAGCTGTAGTATAAGCCGCTTCTACTTAGTATGCGGCTTTTTCTTTGCCAAAATATATGTACAATCTGTTACTATCTGCTTATCTATGTTGTAAAAATTGCAATTTTATGGTATAATAAGAATTAGCAAAAAGAAAGGATTTTGCCGTATGTACATTGATTTCACAAACAAGCAGTATTGTTTGATTCTCCACATCTTGGCAGTTATGAAGTCGTTCTACAACAACGACTTTCACTCTATCTGCAAAGAAGTAGGGAAAGCATATGGCGTGGATGAAGATTCCATTATGAAGGCTTGTGCCACATTGACTGCTGTTAATGTGACAGCACCCGTCAAGAAGGCATATGACACCATTAGCTATGTTCTTGCTGCCATCGCGAATAGCGCAGAAGAATTGAACGGTGATGATACTTATAAGTACAGAGTCGATTTGGATGCTCCTTGCTGGAATGCTGTAGCCGATGCTCTTGATGTTTACTCCCGTATTCTGATGGGGCAATTTGGCATTATCTATGAGACACTTGATATTTCCGACGATGATAAGCATCACTTACAGGCATATCACGATGCCCGCTGGAGTGGGGTAGGGGTCATTGAAGCCCGTGACCTTCTGATTCCTCAGCTAAAAAAGATAAGGGTGGGCTGGAATGGGAACTTCGGTATTTCCAATTCCGAGCTTGCCTATAACAGCAAACTGTCTTATGAAGTCCTTAAAGCAATCCGTTTTGCCACTGAAAAGAGAGACGGCTCTGTTCTGAAAGTTACAGACGAGCCGCTACCCAGAGTCGAGGGTGAGTGGCAAATCACGGCGCTCTAAAAAATAATTGGAGGTGCTTTTCTGAAATGGGTGAACATATCATTTCGTTTCTTGACATCTGCGCTATGCAGGGTCAACTCGTTTTGGCAGAAGCACCGTCCATCCCGGCTATCAACGATAAGATGGTGTACTGTACTGGCGCTCGCAAGCACGGCGATGACCGCTATATCATCCTCGACGGGGAAGAGTACAGCCAAATTTACTTTGTTGACGGAACCATCAAGCTATATTGGCATTGAGAAGTAGCACCATCGAAGTCTGGAAGCCTGCAGAATAAAGGAGAACCACATGAAGGCGAACTACAAAGTCATCAACAACAAGCAGGTACAACTGCGCAAGGTCATCGAGGGATTCAAGCCCGATGATGTAGCGTCAGTCATTCTCTTCCGCTACAATGTCATGCAAGCATTAACCAGCCTCAATGATGACTGTACCGATTTTGAAGAAGCGGATATGAAAGAAACTGCGACTGACCTCACGGAGTTCTTTGAGGATGCTGTAAACGAAGCTATCGATTCTTTTATCGACGAGGATAAAAGACCGAATATCAATTTTAATGGCACGGCAGACGAATTTCGCGAAGAACTCAACAACCTCGTTGTTGTCCTCCTCAGTAAGAACTTTGAGCATGAGTTCATTGAGTTCTCTGAGGCTACCGGTATTAGCCGTGTACAATATGAGGCATTCGCCGCGAAATTCATGGCAGAAGCAAACACAGATAAACACTAACATGAGGGGGGTACTTTCATTGACCACGCTGGAAAACGCACTCAAAATCAACAATGGAAAAGCAGTTCTTTTGAGCATCAAGAAAGAATGGCTCAGTAAAATCATGGCGGGCGAAAAGGTCATGGAAGTCCGCAAATCTATGCCGTGGGAAATCAGCCACCCGTTTGTTGTCTTTTGCTATGAGACGAAAAGCAATGGCGGAGCAGGAAAAGTTGCAGCAGCATTTATCTGCGACGATATCGACAGTCTTAACTGCCTGCAGAGCCTTGCGGTGTTTGACGACACGGAGCTGCCAAAAGAAACAGAAAAATTCGTAAACGAAAGCTGTCTGACGTTCAAGGAGTTGTTCGATTACGGAAAAAATGTCGGCGCTCTTTACGGCTGGCATGTGGCAAGCACGCAGCCTCTCGATAAGAAGCTCTCTGATTTTGGGTTGAAGCGCCCACCGCAGTCTTGGCAATATGTTCGTATCAGCATATAAAGCATCTCATGGGCAGGAAACTGCCCATATTTTTTTGAGATATTGCCATAAATTACAATGTAAAGTATAATAGCATTGTGAGGTGTACTATGACTGTTAATGACATCATCCGTGAATCAAATACGATAAAACTATCCGACTTTGTTTGTCTTACAAGCATACAGACGCAAGAAGACATCAAAAAACTGACCGAGCAAGGATACGATGTAGGATATACCCAATCCGAATGGGAAAAAGAGTATTCTCTTCCCGCAAACAAAATCTTTTATGCCAAGTCTATGTATTCTTCTGTTTACTATGTAGACTATAATAATACGTCTTACCCTCTTATTTTCCCTCTACAAATTTTTGGTAAGCAGCGCCTATCTCCCATTCCGAACGAAACAAACGAAGAATTCTGTGAATCCATTCGAAAACGCGTTGTAACATTCTCCAATTTGCACGATAGTGCTCTTGCTACATACTTCCACAATCTCGGTGGCTATCTTGCCATTGATGCACTACAAGAATATGTTCGTCGGAACGAACCATCCGCTGAAATGTTCAATGTTTTCTTCTCAGTCTATGAGGTGACTGACTTTGGCTGTGGTCGTTTTACCAACGAAGAGATGAAAAAGGTTATCTCCGGTATGGATGATACCGCTAAGACGAAACGCAGTAAAATTCTCCGAAAGCTGCCTGACGAAGTGACAATTTACCGTGGAGAAGCAGAAGCCAGCACTCCCTATACGACATCCTTCTCTTGGACAACCAACCCACGCATTGCCTATTTCTTTGCTTGCCGGTATTCTAACGGCTTCGCCAGAGTGATTACCGGAAAAGTAAAGAAAGATGACATCTTATACACTCCAAACCGCTCCAATGAAAAAGAGGTTCTCGTGTTTCCAGAGAAAGTATATGACATTTCTATTGAAGAGCAGTTTTCTCCTCAAGATGTCGTACCATCTATTACAGAGGAAGACCTTAACCTGTATTATCAGTGGCGAAGTAAGGTAAACGCGCTCTACTGCTTACCTACATCCAGTGAGCACGATGCTCTTCACACGATTCGTGTCCTCCTATTGGCAATCTTCATTGTTCAAGAAGAATGTATCGAACTGGACGATGACGCAATGCATCAGTTGTTGGAAGCTATCACCTATCACGACATTGGCAGAAAAAATGACAGTGAAGACCCAAAGCATGGCGAAGATAGCGTAAAAATCTACAAGCTGAACCACACAGACCCTACCGTGGAGTTTCTCATTCAATATCATTGCATCGATGATAAGAAGGCATTAAAAATTCTTGAAAGCAACAAAACAATTGAAAACAAGGAAAACGCATTGACGCTCTACAAAATCATGAAAGATGCCGATGCACTTGACCGCGTTCGTTTTGGGCTCATGGACTTGGACGAAAGGTACTTGCGCTTTAACGCAAGCAAACAGCTTGTCCTTACCGCAAAGGTTTGCTTGGAATCTATCACCGATGGCAAATGAAGCGTAGCTGCTTCCTGTGGCATGGAAGCGTAGCTAAATGAGGCTCATTGCCGCGTAGCCAGCAACAAATTATGAACATTTCTTGTCTTTTTGCGTTTCATCCTTTCTTTTTGTTGAAATTTGTGGTATAATGACAATGAAAAATAAAAATACAATTTCTTCAAATAGGAAGTGATTTTATGAAAACGACTTCAACCAAACATAGAACACGTATGACAAGACAAAAATTGGCAGAAGAGCGCAAATTACAAGAAAAAGCAAAAAATGTTCTAATCGTTCTTATCGTCCTCGCACTTTTAGCTATCGCATTTTATTTTACCATTTGGCCTATTGTCGCCGAAAAAGTTATCGAAGTTGTCGAGACTGTCATTGGAACAATCATTGCTTTTGGTGCAATTGTAATTGCATTTGGCGGAATTGCTTTTCTTGGTTACTTGTTTACTTATCGCCATTCGTAAATAAGACTTGCATCTCCGTGCGAACTGGGTAAACTAAATAATGTATAATAGATAACATATCGTTACCCCCCCCTACAGACGATTTACAATCTGTTATACAACTGTGAGCAGACTCTCATTTCGAGGGTCTGCTCTTTTTTGTTTTATTCCAGATTTCAAGGAGATGAAAAAATTGACTGCTACATTCACAAAGTACGCCAAGGCGGCAGAAGATTGCCGATACAAAAACGACTTTCAGTACGACCTTCGTCAATGCGATAAAGCCCTGCACATGGACGGTCCAATGCGAATCGAAGCACAGTGCTGGATGAATCTGTTCGACCAACTCGAAGAAGGAGACATCAAAGCATATGTTCAGAGCAACTACCACCCCGGAGCCCTCGACCCATTTCGCAAAAAGTAAGGTGACTTTATGAGCCTTTACCATTTGATGGCGGATATCGGGGCTGTTCCTTCCAAAGTGATACCAAAGTTAGCCGGTCTCTTGATGAATGCTTAACCGGCATCACCGTAACCGGCATCACTTTCCCATTTTTGCTCGAAGAATTGAGAACTTCTCATACAAAGCAAATCTGGGACAAACAATATCAGTTTCCTTTCATCGTAAGAACCTATTGTGCCGAGAATAACAACTCGGCATTTTTTGATGAAAAGAAAGTTTCCAAATATGTTTGGGATGCAAATTTTACGGGTGAATGCTGGCTGACAGAATACAGGGAGCCAATCTCAACGAAAAAACGCTGGTTGGTCAACGCTGACATTGAAAATCGACACATTATCCGCAATAATGAAAGCTGGCGATACCCGATTATCCATAATTCTGTCTGGTCAAATGTACCTACTTACCTCAATCCCGAATTTCAAGATAAACTTCTGCAGATGACCAAGATTTGGTTGGAGCAGAATTAACACACATTTTTTGGAGGTGTGTCATGAATAACAACACTACTGTATCACCGGCAGAATATTTTGCCGAGGTCAAAAGCCGTAAACAGGTCATGACGGAAGCAGGACTGTCTAAGCTCTATGAGAACTGCTTGACCCTGCTGGACGAATACCAGCGGTCCGGACAGATAGCAGCTCAGAAAAAGCTCCTGTTCCATATTGATAACATTACCCGTGAGAAAAAGCTTCTCGAAGTTGGTATCGATACATTCGTTTACAAAAGCGATATCGATGACTTCATTCACATGGTCGATAATAAGGTCGTCAAAATTGTAGAGCTCGAAAACTACCAGCGTCGTATTCCGCCGGAAATCATTGCCCGCATTGAAAAATGCAAAGGCATCTTCGATAAGATGTATGTTGTCTTTACAGACTACACGCACAGGGAAGAACGCCGCGTAGAAGCTGTAAAGCGCGAGAAAGACCCGATTCTCTTTGGCACATTTCAGGATGCTGCGACCCGCACGATTGTGGAGCGCTTCTACTTTATCGGCGATTGGGTTGATGAATATTGTGACCTGACGCTCGATAAGATGGTCGCAACAGTGCAGGAAAAAGCCAACCGGGATATTATCAAGAAGTTCTCCACGCCGGAAAGTCTGCAGGAACTGAGCGACCAGCTCAGCAATCTTGACGACTCCATGAACGGGCTTTATCGTCAACGCGAGAAAAAACCTGCTCCGAAGAAGGGTTTCTTTGCACGCGTCCGCACAGCATTCAAGGCGTTGAAAGGGGACATCTAACCGATGGCTGAAGTAGACTTGACAGAGAATAAGAGCTATTCTAACCTCATGTCCTTGCCTCGCAGCAAAAATGTACTTTTCAGAGCGTTCTATGAAACAGATATTCCTTGGAACTTCAACACCCCCTATATACTGCCACGAATTGCTCACTCGGATAAGGATTTGGAAACTCCTCCTCTGATTTTTACGGGTGATGCTGAGACTGTAAACTTTATGCGAGAAGTCGTAGAAGTGGAAGAAGGCGTACGTTGTGATTGTTGTGGAAAGCTCATCACAACTCCTTTATGGGATATGCCGATAGGTGGTCTTTGTTCTGAATGTGAACAGCGACTGGACGAGACAGTCTATGGCAAATTTAACGCTCCGTGGCAAAAGGTCGAGCAACAGAAAGCAGAGCGCCCCGTTCCGTGGTGGTACGATATCTGAGAATTTAATATTGCACTTTCTTGCGAGTTGCGTAGAATGGGAGTTGTACGATAGATAACATTCTACTTTTCCGAAGCATTTCGGACGTACAGCTTTTCACAATTCTGCATTTATTAAAGGCAGACTCACCGTTATGGTGGGCCTGCCTTTTTTGTTTGCAGAAATCCGCCATCCACCCATTTCAACAGCGACTGATAAGGAGGTCTGCTATGTCTATTTCCAAGCTTTTTGCTCCGAAAAACACTCGTTTTGCGATTTATGCCGGTAACCCAGGTTTTTCCGGCATGACCATCTGCTCCGATTTCATCGGGTATGTGGATGCCCCGACGCTCGGCGACGCCTATGAGGCGGCGCATCGGTATCTTGCCAACAGTGGCTATACCGGCATCGTGGTGCGCGAAGCGTAAAGCCTTTTCGAACAAAATCAGCCGTCACAACCCGTCCGGCATTGTCGGACGGGAATTTTTGTCAAGACAGGAGTATCACACCAATGGAAAACAAGAAGAAGATTTTCATCGCCTACACCGCGTTTGTCCTCAGTGTTCTCACCATCATAGGCTGTATCGTCTGGTTTTTCTCGGTTCCTACTTACGCAGCACAGATTGAGCCGACCGAGTCTGTGGAAGAAATCGAGTACATCACGCCTTTGGAAACCGAGCTCCGTGAGCCGAACGCTCCGTCTCACAATGCACCGTTTCTTCCTGCTGCCGAAGCAGAAGAGCCTGATGCACAAGTTGAGACAGCGGAAACGGCTGTTGAGAACGAATCGGTTGTCACAGAAGAATCAGAAGATGCCGTACCGCAGAATCTCTCCGAAAATGAGCTTTCCATCTATACCGCATTACGCAATGCAGGTCTCTCTAAAGCCGGTACTGCTGCGGTAATGGGTTGCATGTCAATGGAGAGCGGTCTTCGCACTACGGCAGAAAATCCAAATGACGGCGGATATGGGCTCCTGCAGTGGACCTACAGCCGCAAATCCGACCTCTTCAACTGGTGCTATACAGCAGGGCTTGATGCCACTTCTGCAGAAGGACAAGTTGCGTTTCTGGTGTATGAGCTTCAGAGCAAATACAGCATGAATGCCAGATATTCGTATCCGGTATATGAAACGCTTGCTTGCAGCAGCAGTGTAGAAGATAGTTTGACAATGTTCTTTTCCCACATGGAAGCAGGAGTCAATGTACCGATTTCTGCTTCTAAAGTGTACTGCGCCAACCTGACGACACTCGACCTCTATCGAGAGCGACTGAACGCAGCGTACAAATACTTCTAACAAAGAAAGGATGTATCACACAATGGCAAAGAGTGCCTATTTGTCCCGCAAACTGCTCAATCAGCTCGCCGCTATTGAAGCAGACAGTGATGACATGATGCTGACTCACAACCTTCACAACATTGCCATCAATGGCAAGAAAGTGGGGTGTTCTGGTCATATTGCAAACCTCTTGAATGGAAAGTGCGTCTATGTCAATACCGAAAAAGCCATTTATCAGCCTCTGTCCGACAAGAACTTGGTTCGCTATGCTGCCGACATGAAGGATTGCTCCTCCATTGGTCTTGGCGTCATGGGACGCAACCAGTTTGCGACGGACGATGCTCTCGTACAAAAAATCATTGATATGCTCCACTAAGGAGCAGAAGGGAAAATACCATGAATAAGATAATCAATACCATTGTTAAGTTCCTCACCACATTTTTCGTTCTGACTATCCTTATGAGCATCAGTGCTTTGGCGCAGGATTTCAATGTCACCAATGTTGTAACGCTCTTCCTGAGTATTTACGCGCTGAACAAATGCTGTGGCATTCTGCTCAAGATGGTCAAGCCTTCTAAGCACAAGGAGGTCAAGCGTCGTGTATAAGAACTTCAAAGACATGGACGCGGAAACGCTCCACAAGATGTCTTGGGAGGTCGTTGAGGTCTTTGACAGCTACCTCTCCGGTCTTGGCGTTATGATTCCGTGTGATGATTTCAGTGAACAGAAGGAACGTGAAGAGGAAAACAGCGATGCTGCTCTTTACGGGACGGAATACTGGAATCTCGTTGACGGAATCGAGATGTGGTTCACATTATATCCGCTTCTGACGCAGGTTTATCCGAAACGCTTTATGGCTGCCTTCGATACCCTTTTGGACTCAAAAGGAATGAGCCGCTATAAGCCGCAAGGCAAGCAGCGCAAAACCATGAAAAGCAAAATCGATAAACTTTTGAAAGAAGAGGAGGATGCCGCATGAAAGGCTGGAACAGTTCTAAGCACCCCATTTTCACCGCAAACCAGATGCCTGCACCTGTCAAATGGAATCCCATGAGCGAAGACTGGAAGGCTTGGCTCGGCGAGAATCAAGTCTATCACGGCACATCTGGCTTCTCCAAAGAAGTCTTAGAGACAATGAAGAAACTGCATGACCATATTCTTACCTTCGGAGGAGACGAAGTCTGCATGACCACTTATGACGAGGACGCGCAGAAAATTCTCGACCGTGGTCAGTTCTTCTATGGCAGCAGCTACATGCGAAAAGGAGAACCGTGTCAGTGTCATTGCAATTCTGCTAATCTTTGGGATGCCAACAGAGGTCGCTGCTTCATTGCAACGGGCTATGCTCTTTCCGAAGATGGGCTTTGGCGCTCTCATTCGTGGGTCGTTCAGCCTATGCCACGCACCCTACGCGTGTGGGAAACCACCGTCAAGCGCGTCGCATATTTTGGCGTAGTTCTGACTGAGGAAGAGTGTGACCGATTCTATCGAGACAACGGCTAAAAATCAAAAAAGCGAGGTAACCATAATGAAAGATATCAGTATTTCTGCTATTGCAGATACATTGGACCGCTTTCGTCTGATGGACGACCCCTATGAGTGGCACGATAACGAAGGCGTGGAAAGCACGAAGGATATTGCCGAACATCTGTTCGATAACGAATATCGCAGCGCCGTCGTTCGTGAGCTGGAAGAAAGGCTAATGTTCTACTCCTCGAATCCTGACCTGAATGGCACAGACGAAACCGGCAAAACCATGACAGAACAGTGCAGATTCATTTTGGACGGTCTTTCTACCGTTTTTGGTGAAAAAGCATAAACAAGGAGAAATCTAAATGAGTGAACGGCTTAATTTTTCCATAGACGGTGAGTTTCTCACCAATGTTGCCCGCGACTGGTTCTGGAACATGAACAAGCCGTATAAAAAGTGTGAAGAATTGTTATTCTCCTGCATGGAAGGCGGCGACAAAGAAGAAAAGCGCCGTGTCTGTCAAGACATCATTGAAGGGCGTAAGAAGCTCGTTGGTATCAATGAGTTCGAGCTTGTCGATGACAACACAAAGGTGCGCCCTTTGGGTCAAAAGGTCGAAGAACTTCAGCGCAAGATGCTGGTCAGTCAGATTCGTGAGGATATGATTGTGCATCCACTCAAGTACATCGACCGTTTCGCTATGTCATTCGATTATGATACGCTTTGTAAGGATGTAGAGCGTCATTATATCGATTATAGCTATGACAGCATCAAGGACTATGTTATTGGCGATGCGGGTTACACCGATGCCTTTAACAATGGTGCGTGGTTGCTCAACCGTCCTGACCTTGTGGCAGAATTCAACGGCGAACCGCTATCCGAACAAGAGTCTGCTCCTGATTTCTATAAGACCGGTTTTTGGGCAAAACTCTCGAACTGGATTGATGAGAATATGAAGGGGTCTTCTGTTGAGCGCCGTCAGCATCTTTACAGCCGTTATATCAATGATATGCCCATCAAGCATAGCCTGACCGAATACGGGCTAATTGCTCCTGATGGCACTTGGTATGCTTGTGAGTTTGGTGAGCACGCAGCTCTTGCCGGTCGTATCATTATGCGCAATCGTAAAGCGTTCGGTCTTTCTGACCATGAAGTTCTCGATATGGCGTATGACTGGAGCGGCAAGGGTCTCGACTACCTGTACAAGCGCGGCTGGATTGCGATTCGGAATCCTTCGATGGGCAATACATTCCTCGATATGGATGAGACTCGCACTGCAACCAAAGCGCAAGTCAACACCATTTTCGATTACATCAACAAATACCACCGCTATGACATGAATGTTTCTAAGGTCATGGCGGACTAATAGGGAGGAGTCCCAATGAAAAACGAAAATAACAATGTCGCGATTTGCGATTGTCTCAAGGCAGTCGTAAAGGATACCGTCAAGCACTACGCACGAGATTACAAAATCGATGAAGCGCGTATCAAACAGGCAGCAAAGGAAGTTGCAAAGACCGGCAAGCCTCAGACATTTCTCTGGTTTGCCCGCGAATGCGGCACCTACATGGGTCGTGAATCCGAGGTAATCAAGAGAAACACCCCGGCGTACATGGCTTACAAATACTACAACGAGCAGGAGACTTCCGAGTCAAAAACCATCAAGGCATACCTCGTGACTGTCACGGGTATTGATGGCAAAACTCCCATCGGAACTGCCTGCCCGCTGAATTATGCAAAGGAATGCGACCGCATCCGCCGTCTGGCTGTCCCTGCCAACAACATGGCTATCGACTATGCCAAGGGTACGGTGACGCAGCCTGTCGGCACCTATGTCCTGTCGGAATACCCGAAGCTCGGTTCTATCCAGCAGGTCCGCTATCTGGCTGACGACGATGCCTCTCTGGAGCGTGCCATTGACATGCTCCATACCGCACGGGAAAAGAGAGGTGCTCGCTGATGGATGTCATGGTCGAAATGACGCACGATGAAGTGCAGAACAATTTGTGCTACGCACTGATTTGTGAGACGATGGAAGGCTCTCGCTGGAATAGTGGTCGCCGTCGCAGACTGTATAGCCAGACGTTTACCCGCAGCGAACAGCAGCGTATTTCTCACATCAAATCTACCGCCCACAAGTGGTATCTGGTATCCGGCGTACCTGACAAGGTTCGCATGAGCTACGACAACTACTTGCTTTGGCAGCGTCTTGCAGCATTCTGCGCCGAAATCTAATCTTATCTGCCGTCATCCTTTTGGGTGGCGGCATTTTTTTGTTGCACGAATGTGCGAATCGCATAAAATGGGAAATGTACGATAGATAACAGTTATCGAAAAGGCATCCTGCCCTTCGCACACTTAACATTACGCTTTAGGCGGACTTCCCAATTTGGGCAGTTCGCCTTTTTGCGTATAAACAGAAAGGAAGTATCCCTTATGAACGAGAACGAAGCAACAATCAAGGTTAACCCCACCGATGACATTCAGTTCGTGCTGGAAGATTCCGGCTGCTACAATGAAGAAATCGAAGCCATGAAAACTGCCGGAACCTACGACGCTTTCATCCACAAAGTCTACAATGCCATCGACTGGTCTAACCTGTTTGAACGGATGACCCAGATGGAAAACGAAACGATTGCCAACGCTATCGATGAGGTTCGCAGTGCGCTTGCCGAGAGGAAGGATGTCGAGTGATGTTCAAAGAGTATGTTCGTCAAGACGAGTACATCATCACTGCCATTATCTTTATCCGCAAGCTGCTGGATACTAAAGTCATCACTTTCAAACTCTCTGATTCTCTTATTGTAGGGTTTGAAGGACTTGATGAAGATGGTGGACGCATCGTCTGTATTATGGTCAACGGCAAAGTCAATTACGCCTTGTCGGAGGCATTCAGCATGAAACGAGCCACAGACCTCAACCATTTGAAAGACTATAACCTGAAGCAGGAAGCTCCGCCGCATGTCTATGTAGCTGGCTACTGTGACACAGATACTTTCGAGTGGAAGATAGTCAAAGACCCTTATACAGACCTTCCCGGCGTTTCTCTCATTGAGACCGCTCTGGATGCGTCTCTCAAGAACGCATTTCTCTATAGGCTCAACGAACTCGGCTATGCTTGCATCGTAACGGATTCCGACTATCTCGGCAATGACTGCACACCTATCGGGAATGTGAAGCTGAGCACAGAAGAAATCCGCGACATCCAAAAATCGCTGCAAAACGGCGATTACATCTACTAACGAAAATGAGAGACAACCTATTTTCGTTAAGAATCCCACCAAAAATAATAAATACCCACCAAAAAGAAGGAGATGTAAACCATGAACATTTTTATCAAAGATGAATATGGTCACATTATGACTATCTCGCCCGAAGAGCTGAAAGAGAAGCTCGGTATCACATTTGACATCGTTGCACTTGGTATCGAAGTGAACAACGGGGGAACTACCATCAAAGCTCAGTCTTACCCCAAGTGGAATTACAGCAATGGAAACCCGCCTATTGACATCTGCGTAGCTGCCAAAAGCGATGAGATGCAGGTTGCTTCGCTGACGCTCCCGACTCCCGATGTTCCCGCTCCTTTCATCTGTCTCTATGATGAGCAGGGTGAGGACGAAACAGAATGGTATGCCGGTGCCAGCCTTGCGCCTCGCAAAGAAAACGATACGACTCCTCATGTGGTGTTCGTTGACAGGAACTATGGCAAAATGGTTCCCGAAACGGATATCTTCGAAAACCGCTCGGAAATCAGCACACTTTCCTGCGCTACCAACAAGCAGCTCTTTGACTTCAAAGTTGCCGCAGCTCAAGAATAACATCTGACTATGCGGTCACCCTTTCGAGGGTGGCCGCTTTTTTTGTTGCACATTTGTGCGAGTTGCGTACACTTTTAGATAGGGGAGGTGTACCCATTTGAAAATTCTTCGTACACAACAAGCCGCTTCGGAACCGTCTTTGAAAGATGCTTTGCCGCTTGGTACTGTTCTTTCTGTTCGGGAACAGCCGGAGCAGAAATATATGATTATCGGATATGCAACTAACAACAGCCCGTTTGCGTACTATGGCGTTCCTTGGCCGCAAGGATTCATTGGCGAGGAGAGCTTATTCCTTGTCGAACGCTATGAAATCACTGCAATCAATGGACGCGGTATCTACAATACGGAATCAACATTGTTTTTGCAAGCGCTGGATACTGTTTTGAAGGGAGGAGCCACTAATGACAGTCAAAGAACTGAAACGAATGCTTGAGGATATAGATGACGACGCTATCCTGCTCACACGCAGCGCCTTAGAGCCGTCCGAATTCGAACAGCCTTCCGCAAGGGAACTTACTGTTGTAACCGTGCGTGGTCGTGTTATGCTGCCGCGCTGGGCGTATGCCTGTAACTTGGTTCCGGACAGTGCTCCGAAAAAAGCGGTTCTTATCGATTGAGGAGGCAGACATGAAACCTATCAATGAAACGCCTATCAGCTCTGATGCGGCATATGAGCGCGAGACGGTCATCAATTTTTGTGATGCCGAGAAAAAAGCATCCTACTATACTCGTAATCGGTCGCGCATGCAGGAATTGCGCAACTTGGCAGCCGAATATCCCGATGATGTTAAGCTGACCGTCGACATGGAGGATTGCGTAGAAGCAGAATTGCCCAAGAAGTGGGTAAAGCTCCGTGCTCCCGTCAAAATGTCGGAAGAGCGCCGCGCTATTATGGTTGAGAGCGGCAAACGCCTGGCAGCCATTGCAAAGGCAAAATTGGAAGAACGCAAAGCTGCTGCCACTCAAGAGGACTAAAGCCGACCGGCTTTAGATATATTTTCCCATAGACATGCAAAGGAGGAATTCACATGTCGTATTCAGAAACTGCGGCTCTGAATGCCATTTTCGGCATTCTCGGCACCTTTTGGCTGCTGGTTGTGGCGTATTTCGTCATCTCCATCATCGCCAATTGGAAAATCTTCACAAAAGCCGGGCAACCCGGCTGGGCGGCCATCGTACCGTTCTACAAACAGTACATCGAGTTTAAGATTTACTGGGGTAACGGCTGGCTGTTCCTTGTCCCAATTGTGTTGGCAGCACTGGCGTTTGTACCGCTTCTCGGTCAACTACTCATCCTCGCCAACCTTGTCATCACAATTGTCACGCAGTACAAGAAGGCCGTTTCTTTTGGTCAAGGCGTTGGCTTTACCATCGGTCTTGTACTGGTCAATCCTATCTTCAACATGATTCTGGGCTTTGGTCAGTATCAGTATCTCGGCGTACCGCAAGATGGTTATTCCTATGACCAGTTGAAGAACAAGTACGATGAGCGCAAGGCTACGGCAGCTAACACCCAGACTGTCTACACCCAGCCGCCGCAGGATTATCAGCCGAACCAGAATGTCAGCTACCAAAACCCCA